AAGAAGTCTAATTTTTTAAATGGATCATTTTGAAAAATAACATCAAAAACATCAGTAACTAATATATATTCTATATCAATTTTAGACAAAAGATCATATGTATAGTAAAGTCTTTTATGGTTGATAAATTGTAAATCATTATCATCAATAATAATATTATGAATATTAATATCTAGTTTTATTAATAAGTCTATTTCTTCATTTGATGCATTTGCTGCAATAAGATATATTGCATCATTTTTACAATGTTTTTTAAAGCTATTAGTCCATATTTTTATTTTTGAATAATTAGCTGTAATATTTGTTACAAAACCAACCAATGCCCTTTTCATATTATTGAACCTTCTATTTTTTCGCACCAGCCTTTAGATAGTGAGTGCGGCCATACCACCCATTTTTTTGGCATTTCGGAAACATGAAATTCTCTCCATATATTATAGAAGGTCGGTCGCCCGTTAGAAACTGTATTTTTTATTTCTTCTTTATCACTATCTTTTCTATATACTGTTCTATCTTCAGCATCATGAAAAGCAACCACCCAAAAATCATAATCATTTTCATTAATTTTATCTGATGGTAAATTTATACAATATTTAAAAATGTGTTGTAATGATTCTTGAAAATCTTTATCAGGAATATCTATATTATTCAAATTAGGATTTTTATGATAAATCACATCATCTGTAATGGATCTTGATTTAAACGATAGCCCACTATACTTCTCATAATCTGTTAAACTTCTAATATTGCCAAAACCATATTTTTCAAAATCAATATCTTGTTTTTCATTATCCATTCCAAATAATTTTCTATTTCTTAAATGGCTTAATTGGTTTCTTACATGCCAAGTTTTATCATCATCCCACTGTTTGGTTCTGTCTTTTCTAGTATATTCGTGCCAAGCCACAACAATATTAGGATGAAAAAGATCATATCCGTGTGTAAATGCTCTTACTGCTATACTTATTTCTTCACCATGAAAATAATAATTAGGGTCGTGTTGTACTTCTTTAACAAAATCACCTAATGTAAACGCAAAGTGTGCGCTATAAAATCTGGATGGTATAGGTTTAGTAATATCATCATTATTGTCAAATGGTGCTGGTAAAAAGAAAACGGCCCCTTCTGGTATGAATCTATCAAAATTCATTTTCCAAGGAACCATAACTCTATCACTTGGGTCATTTTTTGGATTATAACTAGGCAAGTATGTGGTGATCAATGGTTTGTTATAACCATCATTTTGCAAATTTTTGACCATGTCTATCAATAAAATGTCCCAATCTTTTATAAACCTATGATGACTATCTATTTGTAGTGTATACTTTTCATTATTATATAACTGTTGTACTTTATTTCTGGCCCAACATACTCCCTGAGATTGTTTATAATCTATATCTATAATTCTAAATCGTTTATCATTTTTAAATAAATCTATATTATCCCAAGCATCATTTTTTTTATTATTTTGCCACGCTATGCCGAATCTTAGATTGTTAGGATTTGCTGCTTTATCTATCAGATCATTAATAGTTGGTACTAATTCAGGATCCCTGTATGATGCTATTTGAATAAATATTGTTTCCATAATGAATTTAAGTCCTTTGATTATATAGAGATATAGTAATTATGGGGTTGGTGACGGCGTCGGATTCGGTGTTGGTGATGGCATTGGACTCGGTGTTGGCGACGGCGTTGGACTAGGAGTTGGCGATGGTGTCGGGCTAGGTGTTGGCGACGGCGTTGGACTCGGAGTAGGACTTGGAGTCGGACTTGGTGTTGGCGATGGAGTAGGACTTGGCGTGGGTGATGGAGTCGGACTTGGCGTGGGTGATGGAGTCGGACTTGGAGTCGGACTTGGTGTTGGCGATGGAGTAGGACTTGGCGTTGGACTAGGTGTCGGACTCGGTGTTGGTGACGGCGTTGGAGTAGGAGTCTCAGTGGGAGTAGGTGTCGGGGTAGGTGTTGGAGTTTCTGTTGGTGTTGGTGATGGTGTTGGCGTTGGAGGTATAGTTTCCATACATCCTACATATGCTAATCTGATCAAGACAGCAGATTCTAGTGGTTCTTCGAAACATATATCGGTAGTAGTTATTGAAGATGTTAATAATTGTTGTGTTGTCCATGTTCCTCCATTGTCTAAACTAGTCTCAATATAATATCCAGGAATAAAATTAGCAGCTGATATAGTGATAGTATAACACGGAGCATTACTACTTACGCATTCTATATTGATAATTTTAATAGGTTCCATAATATTATTCTCTTATTATAACTTAAGGAGTGGGCGATGGCGTTGGACTCGGAGTCGGGCTTGGTGTTGGCGACGGCGTTGGGCTTGGTGTTGGACTCGGTGTTGGCGATGGTGTCGGGCTAGGTGTTGGCGATGGCGTTGGACTCGGTGTTGGCGATGGTGTCGGGCTAGGTGTTGGCGACGGCGTTGGACTCGGAGTAGGACTTGGAGTCGGACTTGGTGTTGGCGACGGCGTTGGACTCGGAGTAGGACTTGGAGTCGGACTTGGTGTTGGCGATGGAGTAGGACTTGGCGTGGGTGATGGAGTCGGACTTGGAGTCGGACTTGGAGTCGGACTTGGTGTTGGCGATGGCGTTGGACTCGGTGTTGGCGATGGTGTCGGGCTAGGTGTTGGCGACGGCGTTGGACTCGGAGTAGGACTTGGAGTCGGACTCGGTGTTGGCGACGGCGTTGGACTCGGAGTAGGACTTGGAGTCGGACTTGGTGTTGGCGATGGCGTTGGACTTGGTGTTGGCGACGGCGTTGGAGTAGGAGTCTCAGTGGGAGTAGGTGTCGGAGTAGGAGTTTCAGTTGGTGTTGGTGTTGGAGTAGCTGATGGACTCGGAGTTGGACATTGATTACTATCAAACTCATGAGATAACGATTCACAATGACGAGTAGGTTCTGGTGTTGGACATGGTTCAGTAGGTCCCGGAGTAGGAGTAAATGCTACTGGAGTTTCTGTTGATGTTGGTGCTGGTGTTGGAGTAGGATCGCATGTTGGTTCCTCATCATATACAACTACACACTCAGGATCATTCCATACCCCCCACTCTGATCCACAAGTATATTCCACAGCATCAGTACCCAATAATAATTCAATATTCCATGGGGGAACTGGTCTAAAATTGTTCATTACATTCAACCATTCGAGTTCGTTAGCAAAATCAACAATTTGAATACCTGTTTCACAAGCTCCATTTTGCATAAACTCATCGCCTATCATTACTCCACAGCCCCAGTTTTTCATTTCATTGTCTTTTGTTAGTACTGGCGAGCAAGACGATTCTTGATTAGGAAATTGTTCTGAAACTGTCCATTGATAGTAATATTCTTTAAATCTACCAGCACAAACACCATCACCGAACAGTAATTGATTATCAATATCATCACAGACCGGTGCAGTACCCCACATAGCAGCATAATGATTCGATATAGCAGAACCCAGGGGCCAAGCAGTAGTTAAACCTCCATATGTCCAATCTGTATTTGTTACTTGTCCAACAGTAAATACCACCCAATCGGGAAGTCCTCTTCTTGTAAATGCAGTATAGTAATATTTTGTTGTTGCGGCACTTTCGTCTGGAGGACCATATACCGTTTCTCTCATTATTGCAGATCGTGTACTAGCAAGACCTTGTGTTCTTGGAGAATCTGGTCCGTCTACCTCAAATAATTCCCATCCAGGAACCAAGTCATTTCTAAAATGCCATAAAGCATAACCTGCAAATGGATAGGATGGATCAACTGATTCTGATTCAGAAACGAAATTGCCAGGAGTAATAACATCTTCATTGTACGGCCGCGGACCACTCTCTATGCATCTTTTTCTGACATAAAAACCATCATTTCCAATCCCATAATCCTCTGGTAAACAAGAAGGCCATAAATATTTATCAACACAATAATTTGTATATATACTATTATAAAGATCTTGTTCAAAAGGTGTTGTTGGAGGATCTGGAACCATCCATCTAGGATTATTGGGAGCATATATCGCTATAAATCCATCAAAAACAGACTCAACGTGTCTAGTATTAAGATTAAATTTAAAAGTTCTTTGGATTGTAGAAACACATAATTTTTTAACTCTATAGCCACATTCACAAGCTTCTTGATTTTCAAAAGAATAATCACAAGTATCTATAGGCTTATTATAATTTTGTGTACTTTCATTCCATCCTGATTCATAAGCTCTTAATGGACCAATTACACAAGTATTTGATCCCGCACATTCTCTGGCTAGTATTTTAAGATTATACTCATTTGATCCTTCGTATAGTGGTTCGAACCACATATTTAAAATTCCATTACCTAACGTATCACATTCACTTATTCCTGATACTGCCGGAGAACATCCATTAATTCCACATTTTCCTCCTCTACCGGCCGATGTACCAATACTCAAAGTTTCCAAATCCTGTTGAGAAAATATAACGCTGGATGCTGTACAGCATTTGGCCTTACCAAGACGCCCACAATTATCACAACAACTAGCAGAAAGATTTCCTGTTATCCTAATAGGTTCTAAAGACACACAACAGTCTTGTTTTTCGCAATATTGTGTACAGTTATCATAATCAACTATCAGAGGAGGACACGTCAAATTACTAATCGGGTCTACAATAACCGGACTTATACACGGACCATTGCCGCCACACGGCCCACCACAAGCAGCTTGCATATCTGGATGACACTCTCCATCAGGTACACATCCTCCAGGATTATATCCATTATAAAATACCCATCCATATTCTTCTTCTAATCTTTGTTGAGAAAAGTATTCATTATGTGTATGTCCAGTTTCGTCCACAGGAACCCAAGGCTGGTTATCTACGACAATAGGAGCAAAATGACCATGTTCGTCGGTTCCTGGCATATAACTTAGACCAGCATTGGCTGTTACGTTTTGATAACCCATATCTTCCAAACAAGTTTTTAATTCATTTAGAGCACCACTCAATCTGTCAATAATTGTAAAATCAGCATTTTGAGCCCAAGCTAATGCATATTGCTCCATATTATATATTTGTTCTGGATATACCGGATTGGTCAAATAGCAATACTCATGAGGTGTCCATTCCGCGAAACACTCAGGAGGAAAATCACAACCAATTGCGGATCCATTGCAAACATCGCAATAGAAAGCACAACAATCGGTTCTATTTGCAAAATCACAATCACAACCGGGCGAAAAAGTACCATCACTTCCAGGAAGACCATGTAGCGCACAAATACCTGCTGGTGGATTTTCGTTTATAACAACTGGTTTTGATGGACCATCAGGGATACAATTAGTGTACGATGGTGGGCTAGTTGGCAGACCATTTTTTACATAGTCTATATTTGCGGAAATGTATGAACAGCATCCGCCACAACAGTTTTCATCTGTTGTTACACCGTGTTGTGTTAGTGATATTCTACCATCACACGATACATAAACAGGAGACATTATTTATCCTTAGATTCTTTGCTCCATTTATGCCAACCCCTATTCGGCAAATATTCATTATTGTCGTCCTTGCGTTTTGGAAATAATGTTCCACCCTTTTTATGTTGACCAAAAGATAAAATGCCTCCACAGTCCTGACATCTTAATTCATAATAATCATTACCATCAACATTTCTTACAACAAATTTAATATTACCTTTGTTGCATAATGCGCATTTATCTTCGCTAAATATTTCCTGGATTACTGCAAGTTCTTTGAATATTTCTTTTTGACCTTCGGCTTCAAGTTCAAATTGTAGTTTTTCATTAGCTTTATAGATTAGTTTCATAAATAGCCCTTATTTCCAACCAGCATCGTATCCTTTTATATCATCAGATATATTATGGATATTTTGCTGATATGATGACAATTTTTTGATAATATCAACAGCGATACTATGCTCTATATTATAAACATTTTTATCATTATGTCCAGCATCCTCTAGAACTTTAGCCATATTAATATCTAGTCTTTTGGCCAAAACATCCATAAAGTTTAGCTGATTAGCACTAACCTTATACACCGAGTCACCATCAGGATTATCCTCAATATCTTTTGCAATTTCTTCGGCAGCCACAACCTTGCGTAGTTTTAAAGCTCGTCTTAATGCGCGCCCTTCTGCTCGTGTTTCGGCAACGGCCACAGGATGATTTCTATATATTTTATCACAATTACCCCAATACACATCGGCCGCACCACTTATAGTTTTCACAATACTACTATTATCATTCGATGAATATTCTAGCGTATGAACAACAGTGGCTCTTTTTTCATTATTAGGATCAGGACTCTGAACAACATCACTAGTTGATCGTATTACTGTACAATTTAATGCAATTTCAAATATTCTTCGTAATCCATCAGTAGTAGGATTATCAGATATCTTTTCATCATCAGACAACAAACTTAGAACATGATCAGTCCACTCCAGATCATTAGGTGTTACAGTATTTTTAGTATCGGTATTTTCTTTTTTGTTTTTGACCATTTTAATCTCCTATGTTGATGAGTCTGTCCTGTGGATTGGGAAATTTAGTCTTAATACTAGATAGTATTTCTGATAATTTTTCCCATAAAATTTCTGCTCGTGCGTTTGAAAAATCTCGTGTCTGTTTTATTCTAATCAGAGCACATCCTTTTCCAAGTACCAAACCCGTTTTCTTGTTGTCGTATTTGATATTTTTTTGCAGAGTATCGTCTCCCCATACTGGTAAAAAGTGTGATGGTCCATCAATTTCTATCGCAACATTTAATGATGGTATAAATATATCAATCTGTAGTTTGGTATTAGATAAAGTTTGTTCCTTATGAAAGTCCACCTTATATCCAGATTTAACAAGTTTTGTATGAATAAAATTTTCTAGTTTTGATCCTGTTTTGCTAGTTTTCCTAACGGCTTGTATAGCGGCAGATATTCTATTTTCTTTTTCATCATCAGATAATTTTTCCCATCTATCCCGTGCCTTCTGTTTAATTGTTTTTAATTCTGACTCATCCAAACTCTCCCATTTTTCTAATACGCTTTTTCCAATTTTACTTTTTATATTTTCTGGTCTTGTTTGTCCTTTTGTTGGATGCTTATGAGATCCGTTATCTAAAGCGTTTTTTTGAGCTTCACTCTTATTCCTTATATCTATATTGAATTTTTTAGCATCTCGTCTAATCTTATTAGGATATGTATCATATAATTCTGCTATTTGTTGAAAAGATTGTTTTTTAATACTGTATAGTTCTTTAATTAATTTCTCTTTTTGACTATCGTTTAATTTATCATATTTCATTTGATATCTCCGTAATAGATTCAATAGATTGGATACTTTTATGATCACACGATCCAACAAAAAAGTATTTGTTTTGTTTATAAAGATCGCATAACCAAAAATCATTAGTACTATTTAGGACAACATTATGATTTCTAGAAGCTAAATATATTGTATCAAAAATAGGAACAAAGATATTAGGTTTTAATAAATTTAGATCGGTATAGATAGAATATGTATATTTACCTATATTGTTCTTATCAGATAAAAACTCATTAATTTCTATAAAGTTTTTGTCTTTAAAAATTTCATTAGTTACTTGATTATAGTAAAAACTAATTTGGATTGGATATTCTTTTAAGGAATTTGTTGATTGCATGTTTTTGATCCATATGTTTGAAGTATAAGAAATCTTTTTTATCAATAATTATATTTTCTATCGTATTTCCATTATTTATTAAAGTATTCAATGTTTCGAAATATAAAAGATTAGATCTATCATAAATACTATTATTAATAATTTCTAATTTTGATGTATGGTTTAATTTAAAAATATTACTAAATTTATGATCTGGCAAATCCAAATAAATGTGCGATATTCTATTATGATCTATAATACATCCAATATCAAGATTAATATCACTAATAGTAATTGCGTAATTAGATTTGAGGTGCTGTATTTTTTTTAAAATCTTAGGGTTAAATAAGCATCCATAATCTATAAAAATTAAGTTGTTATATTTTGACTCAAGACACCCTTTTAGAATAGGATTGGTATCGCATTCAACAACTTTTATAGTATCAGAAAAAGATCGTTGTATTTTTATTGTATCAAAATTGGAGATAATAATTATTTCATAATTGTTATGATTCTGTTTTTTAATCCATTCTATTTGATAGTTAAAAATTTTTTTATTATGAAATTCTAATAAGCCTTTTGATCCAAAGGATTTCATCCCCTTATCAATATGACAAGCTAATATGATATACGAAATATCATTCATTATCAGATGCTCTTGCTTTAATAAAATATTGGATACCATTTATAAATTTGGATTGTTCTATAATAAAACCATGTTTATTTAATAATTGAACTATTTCAGACATACAAGATAGTGTTTTCCTATTATTAGCAAATAGTAGAGTGTTAAGAAAATTATTATCTATTTGTTTATTTAGAATCGATGCTGCACTAGCGTATCTATCTAATGATTGCACATATAAAATACCATTAGTTTTTAATTTAGATTTGATATCTTTGACAAGTTGATCTTTTTGATTTGCTGGTACATTATCAATTAGATCCGCAACAAACAACTCATCTATATTTGGCGATTTGAATTTACTAAACTTACTAATAGAACAATATTCAAAACCCTTAATTGGATTTGAGGGTTCTGTTGTGTATAGAAAATATTTTCTGATTTTTTTCATGATTTTTTAATTTCTGGTTGTATTTTGATTTTTAAAAATTCTTTACTCATATTTTTAATAATATCTATTATATCTGATATATTACTATATGGAATAACTTTATTATGAATTCTATTCCATGAATTACATATATTTTCAGATACTGCAATTTGATATACTGGTTCGAACATATAATGATTGGGCACTTCTGATATATAATTTGGTTTTTCAACATGATCTATAATGATTAGTGGGCAATGTAAAAATAGTGCTAATTCTATACATTTATCTAAATTTATCATTCTATTATTGCAAACTACAAGATCTATATCATAAATACCATATAGAGTATCCTCCATATCTATAAGATTAATATTATCTTTTTCTATATGCTTTTCAAAATTTTTATGATCAGTGTATGTCCATAATACATTTGGTGTGTTATTCATTAATAGAGTTTTATGTATAATTGATGATATACTCATATAAACCCTTTAATATTATTGATAGAATAGCTTAGGACTTTATGGTTTTGTGATTCTATTCGCTCAGACTTTTCTGAAAGAGACTCACTTAAAGCTCGCTTCATTTGCATAACCAAACTATCAAGTTCCGGAACATAATATTTATGATGAAAAGAATTATATATCCAATATGGATGACTATTATCGTGAGCATTTTTAGGGGTTGATTCTACTCCATAGAATTTTGTACCCTTAACTATATCTGAAGAACCAGAATTCTTATTCACTATAATCTGATTATTAAAACACATAGCCTCTAATACTGGATATCCAAAACTTTCTCCGGACGATATATCTATATAACAATCGCAATTATTATGTATATATAGTATATTATCATATTTAGTTTCCCCTACTATAAGTGTTGGGTATGTTATATTTTTATCGATCTTAAAAGGTAATGAATCTATTATTTTATCTATTTCATAGGTCAATAAAGATGTTAAGTTACTACTATCATTATTTGTATTTTTAGTTTTAATCAGTAGTCCAGTATCTGGAAATTCTATAGCAATAATAAAGAATGCTAGAATCAAAGTTTGTAGATTTTTTTTATTAGTAAAATCTGATATGGTATAAAACATAAACTTGTTTTTTTTAGATTGTTTTATATTTTTCTGTTTATAATCATCTATAATTGATAAATCTATAAATTCTGGCACAACTTTTATTTTATCAATATCTATGTTGCCATTAATAAGTTCTTCTCTAGCGTGTGTTGAACCAACCCAAATTTCATCCACGATATTCAGATATTCATAAATATCGTATCCATAATGAGTTTTATCTAAAGAAACTATACCTATATTTTTATAGCCATTGATATGACAAAACTGGTGTGGATATGCATGTTGAATTATTGTATCATAATTGTCTAAATTATTCTTTTCACAACGAATAATAATATCTTCTAATTCTTGTTCTATAATAGGTTTTATAGTATTGAATAGTGGGCGACAGACAATATTGAATCCAGCGTCGCATAAAGCCTGTATATATTTTCTAGATGCATTACCTATTCCAGTAAATTCTCTATATGGTCCTATATATAGTATATTATTCATGATGACAAGAAATTATCATTTAGTTTGATTTTTCCTGATCTGACTTGTTCACAAAAGACTTTATTATTTAAGAATATCTCTAGTGCTTTGATAACCGCTTCTCTGGCTTGAATATTATTTTTATTTGATGTGATATCAATAGATTCATTGAGTGATTTTATTAGGTTTTGAGCAAAATAAGTTTTTAATAAATTAGGCTCACACATAATATCACGGATAATAAATTCTACAAATTCTCTATTGGATAGATTATCTGGAACTGATAGTTTTGTATTGGCATTCATTGGAACAGACCATATGTCTTCATTTATAGGCATATTATCAAAAACATCCATGATAGTTTTTGCTGTCATATCCCAACTATAATTTTGAACTAATAATTCTCTTGTTTTATGTGAAAATTTAAGCTTATCTTTTGTTGTTTTTTGCATCCATTCCATGATCTCGTGCATTAAATGATCATTATCTGGTGTTGCCCTATCTGATCCGGTTTCCAACTCAGTAGCCAATAAATAATTAATTTTAACGCCATCAACTTTAGATGTTATTTCTTCCATTCCGCTATAATTAACAGAAAAAATAGGTATACCACAAGAAGCAGCTTCTAGCTGAGGAATACCCAAGCCTTCACAAATAGCATACTGTACATATATATCAAATAAATTATATACATCATTAAGCTGATCGTTATTAATACCTAATTGCACATTAGGGAAGATGGATACTCCATCGTCACATGACGGAGATGGTATCTTTGAGCCTTTATATTTTGATACAAATATACTATTATCCTTAATAGAATAATATGTAAATAATACATTATTCTCCACCCCATGCTCTTGTAACAATTCGGGAATCGGCCAACCCTGTTTTTCTGGATAAGAAGTATGCAAATATAAAAATATATTATGATTATTTGTCGTATCTATTAATTTTCTTAGAACTTTAAATAATTCAGCAATGAGTTTACGCTTTTGATTTCTCATTACTGATCCTATAATAATAGAATCGGCTGGTAAACCATATCTAGATTTATGATATGTTTTTGTACAGTGTACTGGTTGAAAAACTTCTGTGTCAACAGAATCTGTGATGCACGGACCAACATTAATAGGTCTATTTAGAGACCTTAAATAGTCTCCAGCCCAATCGGTATGTGTTAATACCATATCTGCATTTTCAAACGTTGTTAACCATTCTGTTTTTTGTGGTATAGAATCTATGGTTGGGGCTATTATCCATTTATAGTATGGTCTTAAACATGAAAGTTCTTGGTAGGAGAACATCCAATAATCCCTTATATCAAAAACTATATCAGGTTTAAAATCTAATAATACTTTTTCGAATCTCCATTGACCAAATTGATTAAGCTGATTAGATTCGTATGCTTCTATACTTTGTTTATCATCGTCTTTTGGTACGTTTGAGTATACTTTCCATGGTACGTTTGTTTTTGATCCATCTTTATGATAACAAGCCAATTCAGCAAGCTCATATTTATTACTTTTACTTAGTCTGTATAGTATTTCCTTTGTGTATCTGCCGAATCCAGAATTTATATGATGCGCCTCTGCACACATCAATACTCGTTTTTTTCTCATATTATTACTGTTTCTTTTTGAGGTATATAAAATAAGGGGCGTGTGTCGCCCCCTATTATATAGATCACATATATATTATGTCAATCTCAGAAAGCTACTGATGATTCAGCAGTTACTGCATCTTTCTTATAGACTCTTGTTACTTTGGCAAAGTTATTAACTCTGACCTTTAATGTAGAGTGCTTGACTCCATCCTTTTCCCAAGAATCATTCCTTAAACTACCTTCGATCATAACAAGATCACCCTTTTTGAAAGACGATCCGATGACTTCAGCACCGCTATCCCACGCTTCACATTGGATATATGAAACAATCTTATCTTTTGTTCCATTAGCTCTTGTGAAATCCTTGGATACAGCAACCGTAAAAGAAACTACGGATGTTTGCTTTTCTCCGCTACTAACAACACGTAGCTCTGGATCCCTAGTTAAATTACCTTTTAAAATTACAATATTCATAAGCAATCTCCTTTAAGTTAAAACAAAAATACAATCAACACTTATATTATATCAGAATTCTAGCTCAAGTCAAGACTATACCAAAAAACATTTTTTTGCGATAATTGAATTATTTTTTTGGTTCTTTTGTCCATTAAACATCAACACTCGGCCCTCTAGCAGTAATTCCTTATATTTAGAAAAATCATCAGGAAACATAACAACAGAATCCAGACTACCAGCACCATCTGATAATCTCAAAAAACACATTTCTTGTCCTGGTGTTTTTCCTCTTTTAGTTACAATAACACTCATATTTTCAATTTCAGCTATTAGAAAAAATTGTTTATTTTCAGGGAATGTCTTTATAGTTTTACAGTCAGTATTAGCGTATGACGAGTCATAGAAGTCCGTTTTAGCATACGATATCGATACGCCGAGTATGTCTCTTTCATTATTAGAAACCCACTCAGGATCGTCTGTTAAAGCATAAGAAGGATCCGATAACTGGTTAAGTATACTTAAAACTTTTGGATGTCTATTTTTAGATATTTTACTATTTGCTAGTAATAGCCTAACTATATCGCATGAATTATTAATTTTATTAGAATGTATAATTTCAAGACACTTACTAATTTCTTTATCTGTTAATTCCAATATCAAATTTAATTCGAATAGCATTTTATTTCTGGAAATTTTAAGATAGTCTAAAGCTCCAGATAAGATTATAGCTTTAGCAGATGACGAGTTGATATTTACCAAAATTCTTAATAATGTATTTGGCCAATCTAATGATGCAACATCTAAATTTTCTGTTATTGATAATATTTTTTGATAAACAGAATCCCCTAATCCTTTGATGTTCGTTAATCCGAAATATATTTTTCCATCAATAATAGCAAAATCTTTATTCTTGTGTTTTAATTGTGGTCCAAAAACACTAATGCCCATATCCTTTGCATTACTAATTAATTCTAACGTTTCTAATTGTGGATCAATTTTATCTTTAGCTAATCTAAGATATGATAAGAAAAAAATGGTTGGAAAGTGTGTTTTAGCATACGCTGATATATAAGCATTGATTGCGTAACTCACAGCATGGCTTTTATTAAAAGAATATCTTTGACTTTTTTCTATCCATCCGAATATTTGTTCGGCCTCATCTGTTGATACCTTAGCCATACTTCTAGTGCCATCTAAGAATTTGGTTTTAATCTTTGCCATTTCTTCTGGCTTTTTCTTTCCTATAGCCTTACGCAACATATCAGCTTCTTGCAAATTAAAGCCAGCTATATCTTTGGCTATTTCCATTGCTTGTTCTTGATATACCATTTCTCCATAAGTATTTTTCAAGATTGGCTCTAACGAACTATGAAAATAGTCTATAGATTCGTTACCGTTTTTTCTATCAATATAATGATATGATACGCTTTTTCCATCTCTATATGCTTCCAAGCATCCTGGTCTTAAAATACTAATCAAAGCGGATAATTCTTCTATATTAGTAGGCTTGAGTTTTTTACTCATTGCTTGCCCAAGGCGGCTCTCTAATTGAAAACATCCTTTGGTATTTCCTTCAGAGATTAAGTCCCAGGTTTTTTGACAACTAAAATTTATATTATGAATATCAAAATCGATAGATGTTTTTTGTTTATCCAAACTATCGGTTGGGAACTCACAACCGCACTCAAACTTTATCATTTAAAAAGGCGTCCTTAAATATAATCTTAGCAGATAAATTTCTATGTAGTCTCATAAATCTTAATAATATTTTGGCACAGTCTTTTACGTCTTTCAGAGCATCATGAGCACCATCTTTTGATATTCCCATATATTCTCTGATCGTATCTAAAGAATAATTTTTGATATTGATATTTTCGAACCAATAGAATACCAAATTCATTATGTCGAGTACGTCTCTTGGATAAAATAAAGTGGTGATATTTTCTTTAGCATCAACATTTTTATATTTTTCGCTTAATCTTTGTATAATTTTCAGATCAAATCTATTTATATTATATCCAGCGGCAATAGGTGCGGAGAATATACTCTTTTTCTTATATCCAAAACAATTATATTTCTCTAGATAACTGACAAAAGCTTTCCATGAAACTTCTTGGGATGGATATTCGTTCCAAGCGGCGTATATCGCTTCTTGAGAACAACCTCTAACCTTTGAATGAAATTCGATTATATCAGTATCATACTTATAATCAGAATTATTCTCCATCGGTTCTGGTTTAAAAAAAGCATTAAATTCAGAATCTGGAACAATCTCTAGTTTAACGGGATCTATTATAACAGCCGCTAATTGTACTGGACTACAAACCAGAGGATTTGATCCATCGGTTTCAAAGTCAAAAACACATATTTTTTTGGTCAGCATATTTATTGTACTTTTTCTACTTCATCCAACGGTTTTAGTACTGCCTTTTGTCCTGTGGTAAGAATCTGACAGTTATCTTTGATCTTGCAGCAACTGACCCTCATTTCTGGAGTCTTAATATACTCCTGATTATTGTGAATAAATTTTTCTCCAACCGCAACTTCATGAAATTTCATTTGAAACTCCTTTCTTGAGATATTCTGATATATACATGATTTTGTCCAACATAGCAACACCAAGGATATCAAATTTTACAATTCCGATACTTTCCAAATCTTCCATTTCCATTCCGGCTATTCTAGTTTTTGTTTTAGTATCATACACCATGGGACATATGCTGGATAATTCGGTATCAGCAATAACGACGCCAGCCGCATGTTTAGATTGGTTCACTTTAGTTCCCTCTAATCTAATAGCCTGTTCAAATCTTTTGGCAAGCGGCCCCTGAAATTGTCCATTATTATCAATATGACACCATTCTTTTAGTTTGTCTGGCTGGTTCTCCAATGCCCAACGTATAATTGACGATTCACCTGTTTCGTCTTTCATTTCTTGAAGTTCGTCTGCTATTTTAGCTTCATCGGGTATATTTTTAGTAATATTATTCATTTCTTCAAAACCAATATTACCATATACTCTTAATACGTCTTTAATAGCACCTCTACCTTTAATTGTATTGAATGTAACCATCTGTGAAACCTGACTAGATCCATACTTCATTTTAATATAAGAAATAATATCTTCTCTCTTTTCAATGGGAACGTCAACATCAATATCCGGCATACTTACTCGATCACCAGTATTTCGTCCAGAGTTGTAGAATCTATCAAACAATAAACTATATCTTATCGGATCAATATTGGTTATACCAATTAAGTAGGATACTAGACACCCGGCAGCACTACCTCGACCCGGTCCTGGAAGCCATTTGTTGTCTCTAACATGATTGACAATATCTTGAACTATTAAAAAGTAACTACTAAGACCAGCTCCTTGTAAAATATCTAATTCATATTTGATTCTATCAACATAAATACTCTGCTGTTCTTTTGGTATATTATTTTGTATTTTATCTTTCCATCCTTTTCTGCATAGTTCTCTTAAGAATTCATCTGGAGCATCGCAACCAAATGGTGGCAATCTAGGTTTGCTTTCAATTTCATAATTTTCGCACATATCAGATACTAATAGAGTATTATCTCTTTCTTCTTCTGTGTGCAGAGCGGCAATTTCTTCTTGAGATAAAATATGATAATTATCAGAAGTAAAGAAACACCCCATTGGTATATCTTGATTTTGATTAATCTTTTTACTAATTTCTGGCATTGTGGTTTTTAGATTATTACACAATAGTATTCTTTGATCTGAAGCATCCTCTTTATTCGCATAATGAGCGTCTGGAGTACATATAATTTTGGTTTTTGTAAATTGACCTAATGCCCTTACAACTTCTGTTAATTTCTTTTGTATGGGTAAATTTTCTTGATCCATTAATTGGGCTTCCAAGAATAAATTTTCTGGACCAAATATATCTTTTAATTGATCTATCAATCTGGTTCCTATATTTTTCCAATCAGGAATAATTTGATCATTTTCCGTAATTTTATCGGCCAATAAAGAACCTAGATGGCCGCAAATACCTATTAGGTTGCCGTCACAGAATCTCTCCAGATTGTTTAAATCGATCCTAGGCTTGTGATAATAAAAGTCTGGTCTGTTGGACTCTGATACCAGATTGATTAAATTCTGCCACCCGGTTTTATTTTTGGCCAATACAATAAAATGGCTAAGTTCTTTATTTGACTTATCTTTTATAGAAGCATCTTCTGATATATACAACTCACATCCTAGAATTGGTTTTATACCAGCTTTCTTCATAACCTTGTGAAATTTAATAGCACCAGCTATATTACCGTGGTCTGTTAAAGCACAAGCGGTAGATCCTATTTCTAAACATCTATCAGCTATTTGTTGAGGTTTAGATAAACCGTCTAATAGACTATACATCGAGTGACAATGTAAAGGATTATAAAATTTCATTCTACTGCACCAGGAGCTTTGTATTTACCAAAAGAATGTCCATCCTTTTTATATTCTGATACAACGGCGTCCATACCCTTAATCTCTATATCGTGTTTTATTTGTTCGCATTTTGTCATTGGATAGTTTGGATTACAAACTTGATTATCTCTATATTCTATAATTGGTAATATCTTATTGTCGTTTTCAAAAGTTGTTTTACCAAAATGGCACAACTTATTACACATCCATGTTTTATGTAATCTAGGTTTTTTAGTTTTCTTGATCACCTCAAATTTAGACTGTAACATTTTTTCTGTTTTTGCAAGATCGCTTTTATCAAAAAGTATAGAGAATGGACCTCCATCATTAATAAAATATATAGTCACAATCACATAATCATATTCTGGATATAAATGACTAACAGCATAATGATAAATCATCAATTGAGGATCATTCTGTAATTTTTCTGGAGTTTTTTCCTGTCCTGTTGCCCAATCAAGTCTTTTTCCAGTTTTCCAATCCACGATTTCTAATGTATTATCGCTCACTTTGGTGATCAAGTCAATAGTTCCCTTAATAGCCAGATGTCCTTCTAGCTGACCTTCATCAGTAGAATATGAATATTTAGACCAAGGTTTTTTTATCTCTATATCAAAATGTTGCTCTGGACATACTATTTCTCTATTTCTCGGATCAAAAGCCCCACTATTAAATTCTATGGCTTTATAAACCCAGGTACGACAGTCTTTGAAGTCTTTGCTTTCCCAAACGTGATGGGAAAATTCACCAATATAGTAGTTATATACTTGTTCGATTAGAATATCTAAATCATATTTATTAATATTTATATTACCAACTATTTCATCTTCTATAAATAATATTTTATCTTGTTGTGCTTTTTTGATAACAGCGAGCAATTCTAAAACTTTATGACAGATTGTTCCTTTATCTGCTTTTTTATTAGATTGTCCACGCATACCCAAAACATATTCAATAAAATATTGTTGTTCGCACATACTATGAGTATTGTATGACGAACTCCGAAAATATGTAATTATAATGGTAATATTCCTTTATTGGTTAGGAAATTAATAACAGTATCTATTTGCTCTCGTATAGACATACGATGATTATCAATGACTAAATCAAAATGAGAATAATCATAATTATCAGGATCCAACGCAATCTCACTTTCGTGATCTGAATTGTATGGATTACGCATTAATTTTATAACTACGCCTCCAGCATCCTTAATTGAAGAAACTTCGTTTGGAAATCTACAATCTGCAATTATTGCTATGTTAGGATTTTCAGTTTTAATTTTTGATATGGTGGCATCTGCCCATACATTATTTTGCATTTTTCTAAAAATATTTGTGCCAACAAATTGCATAACTTCTCTGGCTGTTAATTGATTATTATCCCAAAAGCAATTTACTAGTTCATTTTTTTGGTCATCAGAACCGTAGCATTGATCATATGTTAATCCAAGTATATTCATGCAAATGTCTTTTTTGAGTGGATCAGCAAAATTATATATCTTGCCACTATTATAGGGGACTATTGATCCATTCGCATATTTTAAAAGAGCTTCAGAGCAAGTTGTTTTCCCTGATTGTTTGCGACCAGCAAATGCAATAATTTGTGTCATATTTTACTCTTAATTTCTGTGTCGATTTCTTCTATGGTCATTTCGGCAACATCTGGCTTATTGATACTTAGATTCACAATATTATAAGTATTTTTACATTTCGTATAAATTATCTCAGCCGCTTTTTTACCAGCTAAATCATTATCCATAATAGTTATTATAGTCATAGCACCAGATCCATCCAATATGATTTTTTGTCTATCGCTTAATGACGAGCCAAACATGGCTACGCTATTATGAATACCGGCTTGTTCTAATCTCCATACGTTACCAGGACTTTCTACAAGAATAACCTTTCCAGACTCTAGTATAGATTTTTTAGCAAACCAGAAATTGTATAAATGATTTTGGCTTTTGAATTCATAATTATGTTTCCATTTAGGGAATTTCCAACCTTCTGATTCTGATGGACAATTCTGATCATGGTAATATCCACATTTGTCACATTTGTCGAATATGCTTCTTCCTGTGCATCCTACTAAAAATTTGTAATCATTATCATAAATTGGTACAACAGCCCTATTGTACATTTCTTTATTAGATTTATTACATAACCCAACATCGTATTTTTCTAAAATATCGTTACTGAAACCTCTATTAATAAAATAATTGCAAGGATATTCTAGAGACTTTCTAACTTGTTGTCTGGTTATTAGTTGTTTAGGAGACTCTGCTTTAGTAACGATATTATTAACGATATTAGTAAAATTAGTTTTCTCTATCTCGTGTTTTGATATTTTGATCTTGTGTACTTCTTGCTTTAGAAAGGCTTCTACAAACTCTATAGTTTCTTCAAAAGATGCAGTATCGTCACCTTCTGTGACCCAGCCATAATTCTTATTCGACAGAACTCCCCTAATAAAGCCTATAATTGATCCTTTAAAAATTTTCTCGCATCCGTGCGTTCTGCATTTCCAGTTACCTCTATAAGATTCTCCTTCAGGATATAAATTAAAAGCAGATGGATTATCTCCATTGTGTATGGGACAACTACCCGATATCATTTTGCCGTTATGTTTTAAATGACTTATAGATAATACTTGTATAAGATCATCTATACTATCGCACAACTTGTCGCAAATTACTTTAAGCTGTTTTTGATTATACAAACGGGATGTTTTCTTCTGTGTTATCATTTTCTAGTACAAATGTATTTTTGTTATTCTTTTTGGTTCCTGTATTATTAGAAATTTCTAATTTGGTTCTTCCTTCTGTGATTTTTGCACACCATCCTTTCATATGACAATTAATATAATCGTTATCATCTAATCCTCCGCCGTGACGGCTAATTAATGGAACCAATTTGCGATTACCTTCTGACGGACCATCTTCGGCTATTTCTTCGTCGCTTTTGCGTTTAAATATACTGAAATTACTACATAGCCATATAATTCTATCTGATCCACTAGCCGTATCTGTACTTTCTTTGGTGATACCATCTCTATTTAATTGAATAAAAGCCACAATTGGCACTTGATATCTAACAGCAAAATTATGAAGACTTGTCATCATAAATCCTAATAATTGATATTCTTTGAGGTCTTGACTAATACCAGAACTATCCATTAATTTTAGATAATCATAAAATATAACACACTCTTTTGCTGTACCATCATCATTTAAACCAACCTCTTTAACTAACCATCTTCTCATGATGGCTAATTGATCTTCAAAGGGTTTTCCAGCTATGCTTTTATGGTATATTTTTAGAGATTTTAATTCGTTAACAGCTTTTGCTATTTTATTCTTTTTATCCGGAGAATCAGCAAACTTTCCGGTTTCTATACTATTGATTTCGGTTTCGCTCATCATAGCAAGAATTCTATGAATATGATCTTGTTTATTCATTTCTGTATCCATATTTAATATGGGAATACCAAGATCAGCAATATTTTTTCCTATATTATCGGACAAAAGCGTTTTTCCTGTTTTGGGTCTGGCCGCTATAACATTTACTGTTCCTCTTCTTAATCCTCCGCCAATAGCCTGATCGTACACAGGAAATCCTGTTGGTATACCAACTTGATCTACTTTATTTTTTTCTAGATTTTCGATGTACTCATCAAGATTAGAACCTATTTGCTCCGGAGCAGAGTCAGTATCGTTAAGGAGCGACGTAAAATTAAAAACCGTATCCTCGGCTAGTCCTATAATCGAAGATATAGATTCGCTACCATTAATTTCTAATATTTTATCTTGTGCTTTTTCTAGTTGCTCCCTAAGTAATCTTGCAATTTCTAGCTTACGAATTTTAGCCGCAAACTTAGGTACATTTTCTTTATTAACAGGAAAATCTAAAACCGCCCTAAGATGTTGGGCCTCTTCTTTTTTGGATAAAATATGAGACACACCAACTTCTTGAGCCACAGAATATATAGATGCGAGATCTATACTATTAGGACTATTCTTTTCACACAGATCTTTTAAGCACTTATATAGTATTTTATTACTATCAATGGTAAAAGAAGACTCTTGAAGTATATCTGCAATATCAAGATAAACTTCCTCGCCATACTTACATATTCCTGCGAGTACCGCTCTTTCAGCAGAAGGATCAGATAAAATTATTGGCATTTACTCACCAGCCATCGTAGAACACTTGTTGCATTTATATCTATCGTTGGAATCCGGCAGAAGAACAGGATTGATTTTTTCGCTTTTCCCACAAGATCTACACTTTACATCTACAGCCTCAAATTGTCTTGTTCTTGGGCTTGGAGGATGAACAGACAACTTTTTATCTATTAAAGAATCACTTTTATGCATACCGGCTTCTGGCATATTATCAAATTTATTATAATGTTCTGATTTTAGTTTTCTTGTTTTTGTTTTTATATTATGATCTGGAAGAATTTCTTCTGTTCTCTCTTCTGCCTTTGGAGTATTTTCTTTCGGTAATAAATTTTGTAATGCACTAATTAATTGCTTAATTTGCTCTGGATCACTAAAATTAAGTTCCATGATGTTTCACCTTTGTTTTTTGAATAGAAATCAATATATCTGATAGATTTTTTACAGAGGAGGCGATATAACTGAGTCTATCTGATCTTTGTTTGGCATATTTCTTAATTTTGTTTAATGCACTAGCTTTATCGTTGTGTTTGATGGCTTGTGCTGACTTTTCTATATAGCCATATCCCTTATAATTATTTATATCATCAGCAATAGTTTCTTTAATCGTATCTTCCGCCCAGTTTAATCTTGCGAGTTCTCTATTTAGTGATCTTTGTATATGAAAAGCAAATTGGGCCAACCTGTATGCTATTTGAGAACAATCTTCTGGCGTTAATTTTTCTATGCGATCTCTATCCATGGTTAAATATTGATTGATCTCTTGTTCGCTAATAACCTCACTAATATAATTAGGTAGTCCGAGATTTTTCTCGTACTCATCTAAAATATTGTCCCAATAACTAACTTGTTCAGTTGAACTTTTGTTGGTGGTAGTATTATTCATTTTTTATTCTGCTTTTCCATTTGTCTATATCTTCATTAAACGGTAATTCTATATATTCAATCCCATTGATACTGCACCATTCAGCTTTTTCTTGATCTCTTTTTTTGTGCCTCATGAATCCTAACAAGTTGTGATGATAAAATCTGCTAAATGTATAATGTTGTTCTCCATGTACTTCTATACATTTCTTGTTCAATGGCAAGTAAAAATCCAAATACAGAGTTTCTGATCTCCTAACTTGAACTGGTACTTCTTCTAGAACCTGAAGTGTTGGAAAACATTCATGAATTAACTCTCTGGCTTTTAGATGTAGGCTTGATTTGTTCTTGAGCGACCCATGAGATATTCCACCAATTAATTGCCAATGACAAAAATTATTGTCCAAATCTTTTACTTGCATTTGATACCCATTGTTTCATAGACTTTTTCCAAAAGATCATTATATGTTTTCGGATTATCAACAAGATACTGTCTGGCTTTTTCTAAACCTTGAAATTTTGGCTTATCTTCAACAGTAGTAATTGTATACCAAGCACCACCCTTATTGATTAAGCCAAGATCCACGGCTAAATTTAAAAGCTCCATGTGTTTATCAATACCTGTTCCGTATCTTATATAACTAGTAATTGAGCCGCCCGGTGGTCCTAATGCCGAACATAGTACTTCCCATTCTACTTCTTGTCCGATTTGTGGACTATCATCGGATAGATTCCACTTCTTAAAAAACTTGGCTTTAAGCTTTATATCAGTTTGATATGCAATGGCCTGACCGCTCTTCTCTTTCCATTCAGCATTTCCATATCCGGGATTACCCATTAGATGAGTAATACCAATAACTATATTTTTGTTAACAGGAATAACATTAGCTACTTTACGACAAAACTTAGCTAATAATTTTGCTCCGTCTGCTCTTTGCATTTTATTCATATCGCTAGTGATCTCGGCCTCGGTGCATAATGCTGAATATGAATCAATAATAACTATTGATCCTGGTAATTCATTAATAATGCGTTCGCCTATTTGTAGATATTCTTCTGCGTGTAAAATTTTACCTTCTTGAGATCCTACAATATGAAATTTATCAAGATTTAATCCTGGTATTCCTTCTAAGTCTCTTTTTTTCAATCTACCTTCAATGTTCAGGTAATACACTTCTCGGCCATCTTTAAAAGATCCATATGCGTATTCTGGTTTTTGTGCAGTAGCACAGAAATCTAGGGATGTTGTTGTTTTTCCGCACTTGGGTTGTCCTGTTAAAATAACAAAACTACCCTCTGGAATACCACCATTTAATACAATATCTAACGATGGACTAACTGGTATTGTGAGCAGTTTTTTGTCCATGACAGAACTTGCTGTAATTAGAATATTATCTCCGAAGTTCTTTTTTACATCCTCTTTTAAGCTCATTCTAATTCCTTTAATCTTGACAGAGTATTTTTTTGTTTAGATGATTTGTGGTATGTCTTTTGAGTATTTCTATCAAATTCCATAGACAATTTATTATTTTGTGCTTGTATGATAGCCTCGTGTTCTTCTATGATAGGAATCAAGTGCGGTGCTCGCAATGAAAAAATTTTCTTGGCTCTATCGTCTTTGATGGCTTCTATAATGGCTTGGCTAGAATATTTTTCAATTAATTTATTAGCTGTGGCTATCTGATTTCTATAAAATAAAGACCACTCCTTGTTTGTCCAAAATCTAAAATGCAAATCCTTTTTTTCCTTTAATGCCTTGTGTTCGCAAATCAGCTCAGTAATATATTGCTGTGCTGTTACAAATTTATCATTGGAATATTTGGAGATATATTTCATTTATTTTTATCTGGTCGAAAAATAGATACTTTGCCACTACGAGATACTGTGGATTTGATTTTTTTCTTGAAATCGTCATTTACTTCTGATGCTGCTTTTGTCATAATAGCCACAGAATTGATCTTCTTATTGTTGGTTTGTGTAATCATAAGATCTTTACTATTAACCTTCGAAGAAGTTGTTTTTATTTTAGTATTATTGCTAGATTGTTTGGTTGCTTTTTTGATATCTGAAATATCTACTTTGAGTTCTTTGGATATTTGTTCATCAGATTTCCCTATACTATTTAGGTACAATATTGCGTACTTTGTTTCTTTGTTCATGTTAGTTCCCTTTCTGCATTATTTAACCATGCGACATTTTTTGTTCTTAAAAAATTTACATACATATCAAAAACCTTTTGATTAACTCTGGTGAAACTGAATTCATTTTTACCTACTTTTGATAAGAATTTATTAGCTTTGCCTTCTGAATATAGTCCTATTGGATTAAATATCTTACCATATAATCCAACCTTTACAAAATATTGAGTATCGCTATCGTTGTTGATTTTGGAATAAGCGTAAGCATTTTTTTCATTTTTGGTTCGCGGATTGTTGTTTTCATCCAAGAAATCGTGTTTTCCTAAAACAGTATAATAATTCCTATCCGAAACTGGATCTATTTTGGAAGGATTGATTTGGAATATATTAGAATAATGATTCATTTTTTACCTCGTTTAGTTTTGCCTTTGGATCCTGGCCATTTGATTTTTTCTGGTTTTTTGATTCTGCTCATGCCTGTTGGTAATGTCTTAGTACTTTCATCAAATTTATATTCGTTATGTTTATGATATAAATGAGTTTTTTCATCCTCGCTCATTCTGTCACTATTACGTTTAGCTAAATCGCCTAATGTTTTTAATTCTGTATCAGACTTACGAACACTTGTGCTTTGTGTTATCACATCATCAACATATCTTCTGTGGGTTTGTTTACTGTGGCATTTTTCACATTTGGGATGATCTATATAGTCTTTGATATAAAAAAATAATTCAAATCTATTTTGACATTTTTCGCACTGATATGAGTATGTTGGCATTATAGATAAGATTCCGGCAGATATGTCTTCCATTCTTCTGGTAGATCATCTTTTATCTTAAGAAGATGTTCGGCAATAGGCAAGAATTTCATATTTTTATTTGGTTTTATTGGTAATTTAATCAAGGGCATATTAGCTTGTTTGGGTGTTTTATTACCCTTTTTACGATTACAGTATGTACACGCCGTGACTATATTTGTCCAACTAGTTGGTGATGATGGTCCTGTCCATTTAGATTTTGGTATAACATGATCATATGTTAGACTACTCATTTCATATTGTTTATGGCAATATTGACAAGTATAATTATCTCTGATAAAAATATTTTTACGAGAGAATATAACATCCTGATTATTGATTCTAAAAAATCTTTTTT